TGCCTCGCTTTACATCCTTGACCATGCCCATGAGAATGAAAGAACCCTTTTCCTCAAAGTCACACACCTCGCCAATAAAGGCGTGATAGTGCTGTGGAATTGATACGTTAAACTCTGGCAGATTCAAAAACTCATATAGGTTTTGACGAATCTCTTCATCGTTACGTGGATTGTCCTCAAAGGTTGCAGCACCAACAAGTCGAAGAGCCTGAAGAGCACGAGAATTAACACCACTACCCTTAGCAAAAGTAAACTCTTCAAGTTCTTTGTATGAGCCAAAAGGACGAGCAGCAATGTACTTAGAAGCAATGTTGTCTGAAATATACTTAATGGCTGATAGTCCAAAGCGGATACCCTTTCCCTCAATCTTGAAGTCAATGTCTGACTCGTTAATGTGTGGCAAACGAACTGGAATGTTCATACGCTTTGCCTCAATCAGGTACTCTGTACGAGCATCCTTGTCGCTCTCGTTCTTTAGAAGAGAGTACATGAACTCAATTGGGTGATAGTACTTCAACCATGCTGTCCAGTATGATAGCGTTGAGTATGCTACAGCGTGAGACTTGTTGAATGAGTACCCTGCGTGAGCCTCAAAGTCGTGCCATAGTTCTTCTGCTAAATCTGGTCGAATGAAGTTTGATGCACCCTTTACGAACTTGTCCTTAAACTGGTCAAACTCCTTAGCATCCTTCTTCTTACCAATGATCTTACGCACCTTGTCAGCCTCAGCCATTGTCATACCGCCGAGTTCTGTACAAGCCTGCATAACCTGTTCCTGGTATAGAATACATCCGTAGGTCTCAGCAGTGAACGCTTTCATCACCTGGTGGTGATATGAGATGTTTTGCTTGCCGTGCTTACGAGCAATGTAGTCTTTACCAATAGTGTTAGCAGCACCTGGGCGAACCAGAGCGTTAGATGCAGCAAGTTCTGCAAAGTTCTTGACACCCATCTTGACTAGCAGGTTTGTGTAAGGTGTCGCTTCACACTGGAAGACACCCTTAGTGTAGCCCTCAGAAAGCATCTGGTAGATGTTTGCATCTTCCATGTTAACCTTGAGCAGGTCAATACGCTTGTTACCGTCACGCTCCTGAATAATCTTTAGTGTGTCCTGAATAACTGACAAGGTCTTTAGACCAAGTGCGTCAATCTTGATAAGACCAATACGCTCTGCTTCTTCCATGTCTACTGCTACTACAGGAATGCGATCCTTAGTTCCAGGTGCAGTACGAGTTTCTAGTGGAGCAAACTTGAAGATAGGCTGCTTAGATGTTACAACACCAGCAGCGTGAATGCCAGTACCACGGATACGTCCACGTAGGAGTTCTCCATACTGCTCAATCTCTGGATATTTCTCACGGAACCATGCAGACTGCTTAGATGTGCAGTAGTCGTCCCAGTCATCAATAGTTTTTAGCACCTTGTTAACATCGGTTAGTGGAATCATAAGGGTACGTGCAATGTCACGAACAATACCCTTGCCCTTGAACTCAAGGAATGTGGCGATAGATGCCACGTGCTTGTATTGACGGACTAGGTAGTCCTTAACTTCTTCACGGCGGTTATCCTGAATATCAGTATCAATATCTGGGAAGTCGTTACGCTCAGGATTGATGAAACGGAAGAACAACAAGCCATGAACGATAGGGTCAATGTCTGTAATTCCTAGTGCGTAGCAGAGTAGCGAACCAGCAGCAGAACCACGACCAGGACCAACCATGATGTCTTCTTTCTTAGCCCACGCAATCATAGAGCGTACAACTAGAAAGTAAGGACCAAAGTTCTTGTCCTGAATAACCTGCATCTCTTCTTCAAGACGAGCAATGTATTCTGGGTTGGTGTCCAAACCCTTTTCCTTAAGACCATCAAGTGCCAACGTCATAAGTTCTTCGTTTGGATTCTGGTACTGCACAGGGAGTAGGTCTAGGTGATCTTGGATATCATAGTCCTCAATCTTGTTAACAATCTCAATAGTGTTGTCATACATGTCCTGACGATCAATACCCTGAGCCTCCATGGCTGCATGCATCTCTTCGTCAGAGAGTAGGTGAATCTCAAAGTCACGGAAAGTCATTTGACGGTCTGCACCATAAAGATAGTCTAGACGGTCCATGAGGTTTTCGTGCTTTGCAGACTTCTCGTAAGTAACATCCTTAACCGTCTTGTTAGAGTAAGAGTTAAGAATCAACTTGAGTTCCTGGATTTCACGCTGAGAAGTATCTGCGTGGTGGCAGTCTGGAGTAACGATAGGCTTAAGCCCAAACTCGTCTGCCAGAGCCAGAATAGTCTTGTTTACTTCTGGAGGGTTATGTGGCATCACTTCGATGTAGTAATCGTCTCCAAACGTCTCCTGTGCCCACTGGAGGTGCATCTTGGCAGCACCTAGGTTATCTGCCTCAATAGCCTTTGCAAGGTATCCCGAAAGACATCCAGAGGTAATTACTAGACCCTCTTTATACTTGGCTAGGATTTCCCAGTCCATGCGAGGCTTCTTGTAGAAACCCTCTGTCCAGGCAAGTTCATTAAGTTTGTTAAGGTTCTCTAGACCCTTTGCATTCTTTGCAAGGATGATAAGGTGGTTATAATTAAGATCAAGTGGGTCGTTCTTGTCTTTCTTATCTTCATGGTCAAAGCGGTCTCTGGTAATGTACCCCTCAATTCCAAGGATAGGCTTGATGCCTGCTGCCTTGGCAGTACGATACATCTCACGGTGACCCGATAGAGAACCGTGGTCTGTGATGGCGATGGCTGGCATACCAATTTCTACAGCCCTGTCCACGTATTCCTGTGGGGTAGCGATGCCATCGAATAGACTGTAGTGCGTGTGAACGTGTAGTCCAGCGTAACTCATTAAATTCCTTTTGTTAGTTTTATGATGTGTAAAGATTATGACATATTTTTGACACGTTGTCAAGACGTATAAAGCAAATGGGGGTACCGTTTATAGATACCCCCACTCACATTAGTTGTTACCAGTCCATGTTTGAAGAGGTGACTGATGAACCTGACTCAAAGCCGAAGTAGAAATCTTCCTGCTCTGCGTATGGGACTTCACGAACAACCTTCTCAAGGTTGAAGAACTCGTGTGCTCCCCAGTTGAATGGTTCTGAATCTGGACCAGTTGGAATCAAGGTGTAATTGGTTTCAGTTCCCTGACCATTACGCTTGATCTTCCAAGTTAGGTTTGAGATAGATCCAGTCTCAAGTGCATACTCACGGATAGTGTTGAATGCAGACTGCTTTGAGATACCCTGTGACCACACAGCGATGTATGGGTCTTCAGTGCCATCGTCAACGAGTACGTTGCAGTAGAAACGCATACGTGCTCTCCAGCCAGCCTTTGGCTCCTTACGAGCCATCTCACAGCCGTAGCAGCGACCCTCTGTATCTTGAGTACAAGCAGCCTTACGCTTGTAGTCCTTTGGGTTCTGGTGCTCTGAGATTACAACTGCAAGACCACGTGACTCTACATACGTTGCACTGTCTTCATCCAGTTCCTCAACGAAACGGATCTTTGCTCCCTGTCCGTCAGCCAACTTGACCCAACGAACTTTCTGACCATTGTTTTCAATCTTTGGCTTATCCATAATTGCATTGATATTTTTTAGCCCTTTGATAACGCTCATTTTTTCTCCTTATTTTATATCGGTTTATTATTGTAGCATAGCAGCGATAGATTTGTCAAACGATTCGTCAAGATTCTTAATTGCCTCGTCTGGCATATCGCCAATATCCTTGTATTGTTTATCTAGTTTGATAACAGTAACACGTGAGCCAAGACGTTCTACAATCTTGTCTTTCATATTACCGCCTGCTTCATCATTGTCTGCAATAACGATAATGTTATTGAAGTATTTTTTGAGTAGGTCTGTTTGGTAATTGGATACATTGGCACCCAATGTGGCTACCGCTGGAAATCCGCACTGGTCTAGTCTGATGGCATCAAAGGATGACTCTACTACGTAGACCTTGCTGGATGTTTTTATGCGGTGCAGGTTAAAAAGTAATTTGCTCTTTGGCATTCCTGGGGTATTCTTGAAGTCTTTGCCCTCTACGGATCTTCCCACAAAACCAATCTCCATACCATCTGGAGCATGAACTGGAATGGTCACCATGTCCTGCTTTTCGGAGAACCCAAGTGCAAACTTCTTTACGGAGTCTTCTGAAATAAGTCTGCCAGAGTAATAACGCATTGCTCTTGGTGAGTCCAGGGCTTGCTGATTCAATCTCTTAATGAGCACTTGGTCAAACTGAACGTAGTCTGGCTTTTCAACCAAAGCCTTGTCAACGATCTGCTCAATGTTGTTCTCTGTCTCTTTAGACTTGATGTATCTAGCAGCCTCAAAGTAGGTTCTTCCAGAAGTGTGCATAATAAAAGCAGTTAGGTCACAGACGTGCTGACAAGAGAAACAAAAGAATGTTCCACTTACCTTATCAATTTCTCCAGCAGGTGAGCGGAAGTTGTTGTGGAATGGGCAGAAGATAATGTAGTCAGAGTCTACCTCTGATTCAATGTCGATTCCTGAGCCTGTAAGGACTCGTTTAATTTGTTCGGCTGTGTATAAATCACTGTTGTGCCGTCTATTCCCACTACGCATTCAATCTTCTTCTTTCCTACATATGATCCGTATATTGATACCTTAAATGTAAATGTTTCTTTGTTCTTATTATATTCTATTGTAAAGTCTGTGTCAATGTCAAGCCTTTGTGCGTAACCAAGACTTCTCATTTGCTGATGAAGCATCCTTGTGTATTCGGTCTTCAATCTAGGAATTGCCGAGTCGTCGTGGATTTCTCCATCCAAACAAAATCTTTTAATCGGTTTATGATGTACGCTTTTCATACGTACTATTATAACTAATTATCTTCAAAGTCCTTGTACTTGTACCAGCCCTTGTCGAAGTCTGCCTGAACGATAAACTCACCCATGAAGCCGTTACGGTTCTTGCGGAATACACATTCAATTATATCAGAGTTGGTAGCACGTCCAAGAGCAAGCACCCAGTCAGCATCGTAAGCAATCTGACGTGACCAAGCAGTCTGCCCTAGCGTAGGAACAGTATCTAGTTTGTTAACATCATCAGGTGTTGCAGACGAGATAGCAATGATGGGCATCTCTTCACCAATAGCCATAAGTTTTAGTTCACGAGATAGGTTCTTCATACGTACCGTCTCGTTCTCTGACTTCTGGTTAGGCGACATCAACTGTAGGTAGTCTACAATAATAAGGTCTGGCTTGTACTGGTCAATCTTTCCACGAATAACTGATGGAGTAACTTCTCCACCAGAGTCGTTAGAGATGATGTGGAACTCTGGCTTGCCAGCAAGTTCCTTAGAGTGCCATCTACGCAGATCTTCAATCTCAACATGTCCTGCAGACAACTTACGGTGTGACCATAGACCCTCGCCCATGATTGTAAATACACGGTTACGAACTTCTGTCTCTGACATTTCTAGAGAGATGATTAGTGGTGACTTGCCTTGCTTCCATGCCTGTACCGCAAAGTATAGAGCCATCCATGACTTACCAATACCTGGGTAGGCTAGGAAGACACCCAACTGTCCTGGCATGATTCCAGCAGGTAGATAGTTATCGAAGCCAGCAAGACCTGTCTTGATTCCAACGGAACCAAGTTCATTCTGCTTCTGTACGTTCTGGTAGTAGGCAACTGCATCCTCAATGTCTGTCACGTCAATGTCACGGATGGTTGCAGTGTTCTTCTTGAGTTCTGAGGTTTTCTGAATAAGGCTTTCTAATGCATCAGAGCCGTTGCCATTCTGAACGTCTGCTGCTGTTGAGCGTAGAACGTCCTTAAGGCTGTCGTTAAGAAACTCTGCTTGCAGTTCTTCAAGGTGGTACTTAGTTGCACCCACGCCCTCAATTGGGGCAAAGTCACGAAACTTTTCTACCACCAAAGATGTGGGTGGTACAGAGGCATTTGTCTCTGAGTAGTTGCGGATGAACTGCCAGATGTCCTTGTGGGTACGCAAGATATTCTCTACGTTTGCTTGTAGCAATACGTGCACCTGCTTGTCCTGCAGTACTGCTGATAATAGTTTAGCCTCTGTGTTATTCATTTAGCCACTCCTTAGCCCTTGATCGGCGTTCGGCTCTCTCCTTTAGGTCTGTCTCGTATTGTTCTCTTGCATCTATAATTTTGTCTGCATAGTTTGCAAAGTATTTCCATGCTGGTGTTTGTGCTACTGTGAAGTAATATTCTAGCAGATCATAGCAGAAAGGTAAAGTGTATGATTCAATAAGGGCATCTGCTGCCCATTGCTCAACATTTAGATTTAGGTTTGCTCTTTGCTCGTAGTGCTTTGTGTGCAACTTAGCATATCGACTGAGCAAAGCCATACGGTCTTTGCGTTCAGCCATGACTACTTACTTTCGATCTCGCCTTGGGCTTCTGCAACCTTTTCTTGCAGTTTGGTTTCTACAAAAGCGTAGACACGCTCAAAGGCATCGTTGATATTTTCGCCATCACGCTTGTTGTCAGTAACTGATACGTCAATGCGTAGCGATTGGAAATTGCCTAGGTTAATAGTGTAGCCAAGGTTGACAGATACCTTAGTTTCTTCGTTATTCATACCCTGTTCCTTTCAAGAACAATTAAATTGATTCAGACCAGATAGGGATAAAACGCCCATCTTCGGTCCTTGTATATGTAAGTATACCATCTCCCATACGACGTGTCAACTCCTGCTTTGTAGGGGTGATGTCGTTGGTTATTAGTTTATCGTTACGTGGTCTACCAATGTGGTAGGTAGCAAGTATATCACGAATCTCCTGAACTTGCGACTCTGAATAATAACTTCTTACCTGCCACCCAGTCTGCCCACCTTTTTGAGATCCTGTTGGGTGAGGAATGATTCCTCGTTTCATTAATGATGGCATGTACTTCTTGTGGCGATTAACCAAGTCTGCAGTCTCTCCTACGGTGTAGGCTCTTTGACGATTCTTTTTGAAATCATTAATAAGACAACTTTCAATCTGATCTTTATTAATGTTGTAAACAGACATAATGCCATTAGACTTATTTAGGTGATGAATGCGAACAAGGTCTCCATTAAGAAACCAAACCTTTTTGCTACCTGGAATAATTGGCTTGTCGTTATATTTGACATCAGAGATGCTGCTATTTTTGGTTGACATGGCTACCCCTAAGAGATAGTGCCCACGGCAATTACTTGCACGTATAGGTTTCTTACTGTTCCTGGGGATGCGAATCTTACGTTAACCTTGCACCCAGCCTTAGTAATATCTGAGATAGTAACGATAGCAGACTTGGTTGCATCAGTTACGTCACCAAAGATAACTGGAGTTGCGGTAACTACTGGTGGTCCATCAAAGGCGATCTCTGAGAACTTCACATCTGCTTCACCCTTAGTATCTGTAGACACGTTTTCAGAGTCAAGTTTTACCTTTACGGTAGAGCCAAAGAATGAAGTGTTTGACGTTGCCTTGGTGGATACAACAGACTGAGTATTGGTTGACTTCACGTAGGTCTTGCCCTTACGCTGATCCACAGCCTTGATTAGATCATTAACAGCATTGGTAAGTTCAAATAGGAAGGCAGCGTCAATAGGCTGACCTCTGGATGGTGTTGGTAGTATTTTAGCCATAGTATTACTATTATAGCACTAGTTGATGTCTTCTGCTACAAACAAAATTGACTCTGCAAACAGGTTTGCTGGCGAATCTTCCAGGGTGTTTGTGGCATCCAAGCCTCTATATGTTGGCACAACAACAACTACATCTGCCCTGTTAGTTCCATCTGGCATCTTTGTAGAGTAGTTGGTTGTTGTTGTTTCCTGCATAAATAGCCATGGTCCAGTGACAGAGTTATTCTTAAATCTTGCATAAACATAAAATCTATTTACAAACAAGAATGTTTTGCCAAAGTTTGGATCTTGATCGTCTGTAATTGGGTTGGCGATTCTGTTCACATTCCAAGTTACTGACAGAATGTCTGAGGTTATTTTTGCATCCCATTCTGTTGTTTCTAACGATATGTCTCCTGCATGAATGTTTGTTGGTATTTCAAACCGCTGTGACCACCTAGATGACAATCTTCCATCTTCTGAGGCTACTCTGTATCTAGCAAAATAAACATTGTTGCCACCGTCTTCTGGTGCATCAACGTCATTTGGAATGTAAAACAGGTCTGGCAAGTCTTTGGCAGGTATCCTGACATACTTTCTATCTGCCATTATACATCTACCGCAAATCTAAACTCCACATAGTTTGTTGAGTTAATTGGTTTAATGATTGTTCTTGGCTGATTGTTTTCATTGTTGTTGACAATGGTGTAGCCCACCATGCCATAAAGTGGGTTCTCTGTAGAGGTGTTTTCAAACCTTAGTCCGTCAAGACATACGTAGTATAGTGGACTTGGGTCTCCGTCAGAGTCTAAGACGCTTGCATACACCTTAACGTTCTTTACCAGATCCCATGAGAAACCTGCAGATTTTGTTAACTCTTCAATCTTCTTGGTAACAGCAAAGTATCTGTTCTTAGATAGGTCAGCGACCACCACGTTCTTTCTTTCGGTTGGAAGACCTGTTGCATTAGTGTCATATAAGTCTACTTCAAATCTAGCATACTGACCTTCTCCATAGGAGTCGTTGGATGTGAACTCAATCATTACCCTGACATTTTCAGGAACATAGTCTAGTGGGTCATTTCCATCTTCATTTTTAGAAACTACAGAAAATGCAAACTTTAGTTCGTCGGTAACTGAGTTGTTATCAAAATTAAACTGTGCGTTTGTCAGGTGAATGTGATTTGACTTAAAAGTATCTCCATCTGTCCATTCTGGGTCTACCGAAAGAACTCCAGTTAGACTGTTTGCATCAAGTTTTGAAGATTGTCCAGACATAAAGATTGTGTTGTCCAGAAATCGTGGTTGTTCAAATCTTTTAGTTCTATAGTCACTCAAGAAAATGGTGTTGCTTGCCGTTGATTGGAAGACCAGTCTGTCAAGCACCACGTCATCTGAGATACTGTTATCTCCTGCAACACCATCAAGTTTTTCAGAAATTACTGGAATTGAGATTGCAGAGTTGTCTGCTGCAGAGTGGTAAGCCCAGCCCTCATTGGCTGAGAATGAGTATAGAGACCTACTGTCTGAGTTAGAGGCTAAAGAGTTTCCTAGTGCGGAGAACACGCCGATTTCACTAATCTCATATCTATCTGCAGTTGGCAGTTCTGCTGTGAGAATTATCTTTGATGTATCGCCTTCATTCACAAAACCACGAGAAATAATTGGAACACGGATAGTCTCAAAGTCTAGTCGTGTTTTATCTTTAAAGTTTGGGTAAGCATAAGCCACACCATCGGATACGAGTGTAGATGATATTGTTCCGCTTTCAGTGGCATTGTAAGAGAATGTGTTTGTGGTTACTGCAGTAATAGAAAAGGTTCCATCAAGGGGTGATCCTAGACCTTCAACGTCAACTACCTGACCAACTGATAGACCGTGGTTTGATGATGTTAGGGTTGCTACAAAGTCAGTCTTGGCTTTATTGCTAATCCCAAAACTTAGTCCCTTTAGTGGTTTTGCTCCACAACCAATAGCAATATATGAGGCGTAGGCTGGTGCCTGACCAACCAAGTATTTAGCCATAATGCTTTTTCCAGTATTTGTAATCATAATTATCTCCTCTATTGTACCATTAACTGTCTTGGATTTCTCCGCCAGAAACAATTTCTACCTGCACAACAAAGCCATCTTTCACATTGTCAACAGCGACGAGAAGATCTCCTGTTAGTGGATCTATGCTCATTGCCCCATCAACTGAGTACTGACCTAGTTTCAGTGCCGAGGATTCGTCGGAATCTCCAAATGTTCCAGAGAGTGCCAGAATCTTTTTAGGGCTATATGTAAAGTAGATGTCTGATATGTTTTTGATAGGCTGATAGGTAATGTTTAGTCCAAGTACCGAGTCACTTCTGCCAAGTTCCATTAACTCAAATAGCGATAGGTCTTCGAATAGTTCTTCTACAATCAGACCTTCAGAGCCTGCGACTTCTTCAGTAATAATGTTGCCAGGAACAGATATTGCAACGGCAGGCTTCTTACCAACGTATGCTGTTGATGCTTGACCTCCACCTGTCACGCTGGTTGCAGGTGTTGCCGAGGTGCCAACTCTACCAAGTATGATGCTATCTTCACCGTCAATTAGAGGTCCTTTTCCAAGACCAAAGCCTGGTCCAAAGTATGCCATGCTACACCACCTCGCTCAGATATACAGACATTTCTGGACCTTGATTGCTCTTGCTGTAGTCAATTTGATAAACAACAAATCTAGATGTGCTTGGAGCAATTTGATCTACGCCATTTTCATCCTTCATGTCAATGTTAACAATGTCTCCTAGTTGCAGGGTTGGCATAGAGAATACTGAAACACCAACAGACTTTCTTGGCTTCATAATCTTTCCAGTAATCCATTCCATTAGGCTGTTCGCCATGTCTTGGTTTTGAATATACCTTGACTCCAAGGTAAACTCTTTCTTTCCATATGCAGAGCGACTGTTTCTAATTCTATTATACTCCTGTGCTTCTTTTAGTGGTGAGGTAATCAGAGACGATCCTGTTGGTGTCTGTGGGTCTGACAAACTTGATCTTGTAGAGAAGTATTCATCAACAGTTAGTTCGTGTGTTGCCTGCTGGGTAAACGTTATACCCTGGAGCCTTAGATAGTTACCTTCTGAGCCGTCAAGAACTAGGACTGAGTCTGTTGAGTTAAATACCATGAACTCTGCAGAGTATGGTCCTGGCAAGAATCCTGATATGGTGTAACCTCTGTTGTTGTTGTAGGTTGGTGCAATCTGTGCCGTCAGTGCTGGGTATGACTTGTCGTATCTAACATTGAAGTAGGCTGCCTCACGCATGATTGTGCCAAACTCTTCGTAATAGATTGAGTTGCCTGTAAGGGTGGATGGGCTAACTCCGCTAAGGAATGATTCATTGATAATTCCACTAAGGGCATACTTACGCATTGATTCATTAAAACTTATAGAGCCAGAACCAAAGATACCGTTTTCTGGAACAGAAGCAGCAGAGACAACCTCGGTGCTTGCAGTTTGACTTGGTGAGGCAGAGATTGCAAACACGTGCTCAAACATGCACTTTGCCTTGCCACGAACAAACAAAGCCATGTTGTTATAAATTATTGGCTTTTTAGTTGTTGCGTCAATGAATGGGTCTGCGTCTGTTACTGTACCAACCAGAACGTTATTAACGTATAGGTAGAATCTTAAACTGTTTTCATTAACCACTTCATACTCAACTGCCAGGTCGTATACCGTGTTTACTGAATTTGTAGATGACATTCTTGACTGCCCCACAAAAGATCCACTATCAACAGATACGTTAGTAAGACCTCCCCAGAGTTTTACAGGCGTAGCCTTTTGACCAGTAAGCAGTGTTCCGTTTTCGTCTACTCCAACATTCATCTTGTAGAATAGTAGGTTGTGAATTGGATCGTCCAACTGCTTTCCATCTTCCGAATACTTGACTACCTTCCTGGCAGTACCAGTGTCAGAGATTGCAGCAATTTCAAAGTAGTATCCGTTGTTGGTTACTGGGTTTAGCAAAACCGCAATACCTCCAGAGGATGCCTTAACAGATGTAGTTGTTTCACTTCCTGTCGAAGACAGTTGCTTATTCGTGTACCAGGTGTCCTCTCCAACACCAGACTGCTGATCTCCATACTCATATTTACCGACAATTCTCAGTCTAGTTCCAAAGTACTTATATCTTGCTGCGTCTGTACCCAAATTTTTATAAGCGTAAGAAACAAAGTCAACGCTGTCTGGGTCATTGACATCTGTGAATGCTGGACCAGACATTACTAAGGCAGATGACTGTACGCTTCCTGTTGGAACAGTCTGAGGATTGGTAACGTTGTTGTCTGTTGTTGATGTTTCCGAACTTAGGAAGTTTTTAATAACTCCAGTAATCGTAGAGCCTTGACCAAGTTTAGAACTATCTCTATTTCCAGACTCATTTGTTTTTCCACCTGCCACCTTTGTCGCATCATCAGAAACAAATCTTTGATCCTTGAATGTGACTGACTTAATATCTTTCTTAAGGTTTGCATTCGTAATTCCCAACAGAGGAGAAGATGTGTCACCCTTACGCTTAATCTTAAATAGAGTGTCGCTTTGTATTGATGCAACTCTAAGCATGTTTTTGTTGTCAGTATCGAATGGGTTGCTTACAACCAAGTCTGTTCCAGAGGCAGATAGAGACTCGTCTTTCGTGTATAGGATTACTTCTTGACCTACCTTGATACCGCTTGTGTCTTCTACAGAAATAGTCCTATTGTCATATGCAACAATAACGTTTGAAAGATCTCCCAAGACACCGCATCTGTCGCTAGTGTTAATTGTTATAGTTTTTACAATGTTTCCATTAACAACTAGTGTTATGTCAGTAGCCTCTCCGTTGGTTACCGTTGTTGTCAGGGCGATTGTAGATGTGGCAGAGGTGCTAGCATTAACCTTTGATGTTGTACCTTGATTGATCCAAGTTTTATTTGCATCATAAACTGGCTTCTTAACAGTTCCAGTATTTTTGCAAAAGATTGTTCCGTCATTTCCACCTGTTACGGTTGTTCCAACGATATTCCAACTGTAGGTGTCAGTAGTAGCCTTTTTTGCTGCATCTAAGTTCTTATAGAATGACTTAAAAGATGGCAGGGTAACTTGTAGAGTCACTGCCGATGTGGTTGATCCTGGTACAATGTTGGAAATGCTAATGTTACCAATTGAGGTGGTCTTGTCTACGTTATTCTTTTGCTGTAGAGATTGTGTAACAGCATATACCTCAACGTTGTTCATCGAAAGAGAATACTTGTATTCCTTGGCACTTCTGATGTTTGTTGCTGTTGGAGTAGCGTCTCCAGTACCGCTGGATACCGAAAGAGTTCCAGGAGCCGTCAATGTCCATGCCCTTGAGCCAGAGCCGAAAGTCTTGATTGGAATGTCAGCCTTGTGTGGAATGTATGCGTCTCTTAGTTGGAAGTTTCCAATAGCACTAAATAGGTAATCAGAGTCCATGGTTACACCAGAAACTTTTTGTGTCCATGATGCCGTATCCAGACCTGCTTTGTGCTCCACGAGTTTTGTTCCAAACTGGGCACGACCGTGCATTTCCACAACACCTGGCTGAGGTAGTCCTGTGGTTTTATTATAGAATGGCTTTGAGTATATTCTTACAAATCCTGTTGGGTACATTTTGCCATTGAATGGAATCTTAGAGAAGTAGTCTTCATACTCTTCTAGGCTGCTAATCCAAACGTCAGACGATTGACCAAGAACCTTATACTGTACAGCGTCGTAACGAATGACTTCTCCATTTGCATAGAAGTATCCTGCATATCTACCCATCCACTGTGCTGCATCTCCAAAGTCAATGATGTTAGCCTGTACCTGCCCCCTTGCGTCAACATAAGGAACGGTGGCAGGCAAGTTTGTTTTTAGCGGAATTGCTGTAAGTGCATATGTTGACAGCGATCCGTCGTTGCCGTTGTTCTGTGTCTTCGTTGCCTCTGATGGAGATACTTCCCAAAGAAGTGATGGCTTGTATGTCCAGTTCTTGTCACGATCTAGTTTGTTTGCTTGCTCTAGAGACGAATAAGACTTTTCAATATATCTAGTTGTAAAGTTAATCTTACCGTCATTGTAGACCTCTGTGTCTTGGCTTGCAATACTTATGATGTTTGCTAACTTAGGCTTAGTCGTTGAGTTTCTTTCTACCCCACTCTTAGCAAAATCCTTAGAGCCATATAGGGTAATGTCTGTGCTTCTGTCGGTTGCCTTTGGCAGCATATAGTTTTTTGACATCATTACAAAGTTGTTGTATTCGTCAAAGAACATTGCGGTCTGAGTAGAACGTGCTAGTTCGTTTAGAACCTCAGCAACTGTTACGTCTGGCTCTACATAGAAGAATGGGATGATTGGCTCTGACTCTCCAGCCACTCTCTTAAATACATAGTTGCTAAAACCAATGTTATCTAGCAAGAATGAAATAGCATAGGTCAGAGATGCGTTTCTTGCAAGAATCTGTGGTGCTGAGAATGACTCAAAGTATGAGAACATGTCTCTTAGGTTAATTCTAACTGTTCTAGATTCTGCACTTACCTCTGGGAATCCATCTCCATACATTGTTTTGATTGGTACGAAGTAGTCGTAGTAAGTTCCTCCGTCTAGTACCTCGGCAATTACGTCATAGATTTTAAATTGAATTTGGTTTGGTGCATACTTTGCAATAATGCTTGACGTATTGTTGATGTTGAAAGAATCGTCAAAGTCGAAGATTTCAATTGATCCTGTAGATACTAGAAGTTGCCCTACTGGCAAACCGCTAATGCCTAGATCAGATGCTGATTTCTTTGCAGAAACACCCTTAGTCTTGTCTGTAATATTAACGGCAAGACGAGTTGACATTTCAATCAGGTCAAAGGTTGAGTCTAACTTGTTCATGGTTTCTACAACAATTCGGAGACCTCTTAGGTACTGCATCTCTCTGTATGTTGTTCTAAACTGGTTGGTTGTATTAATGAAGTTGTCTGGACTAGTTGTGTCAGTAATGAAATGCGTAAACCTATCTACAGTTTCTTCTGCAACAACCCATCCATATTCTGGGGTAAAGATCTGATACTCTTGCTCTTGCTCAATCCAGATGTGGTATTCTCCAATGTCTGTGGAAGATGTCTTGATTAGGTATGCATAACCATTTACCGCCTTGATTGGCAGCAAGGCTTCTGTAGAATATGTTTCAGCCTGGATGAAGATGTCTCTGTATCTATCTGGGACGATTAGACCATAAGATAGTTCTACGTATCCATCTGCACCAATTATTGCAGAACCATCTCTTCTGGTTGAGTTAGAGTCGAACGACTTTAGGTCTTCCCAGTCATTTCCTACAAGTCCTTGTACCTTCCACTTTACTGGAGTTGTCTTATTTGATGCACCAAATAGTGGGTCTGCAATAGTTCCGTTTGAAGTAGTGATGTTACCCTGATCAATTGTTCCAACGTTTGTTTGCATCTTTACCACAATTCTATTTGCTGGAACTGCTTCTTTGTATACAACAAATGGGGCTACGTCATCAATGCCGAACTCAGTCAAGCCATTTAGTGTTTTGTTTGCTACGCCATACTCTTTGCCAGACTCGGTTCTAAAGGATGTCCAGTACTTAAACTTATCGTTTCTATCTGCTGCATAGTATCTAGGTCTGTTGGTGTCTAGGTAAGACTGTCCTAGCCCATTGATTGTGCTACCGTTGACAAAGTGTGTTCCAGTTGTAGTAAAGTATCTAGCCTTGTTGATACCAGACCTTGGTCTGAACTTGCCCAGGCAGTCGTCAAGAGAGAAGTAGAGTTTCTCTTTTTCGTTTACAGTTGAAAACTTGATTGGTTGGTCAGCGTCATCAAAGCCATTCTCAATAGTGGTATCTGAGTTTGTACCATTCTTGTGGGTAGCATCATTCTCGTCAAACTGCACAGGAAGCAGTCTAAGGGCTGTGTCGTCTTTTCTATAACGGTAGTTACCAACCATTTTAATGTTGTCTGGAACATTCATATTCCATTCAGCAGAGATGAATGATCTGTTTTTGACAGAAGAAGATGTTTCTAGGTGCTCTTGTAGTTTTGCATCGTAGAACAATTTATACCTCTTCCAGGCTCATGGACACGTTCCAAAAGTCGTGACCTTGTCCTCTTTTTTCTACTGAGTATGAGAAGTCTGAAAAGAATACTTCAATAACGTCTGAATAGTTATTTAAGTTATTATATCTGGTTACTGGGTCTGCAAAGTTATCGTATCTGTCGTATGACAAGAATAGCCAGAATGAACCCTTGTGGTTTTCGTACCAGTCAATTAGTTCAATACCACCTGCACCGCCATCAGCAGTAAACATCTGATTCATTCCCTGAGAAACTGTAGAGGTTCTTCTTAGGATTGGGATACCGTCTTCATCAAAGTCTGGGGATGCAGCAAAGCCTCTAGATGGAAGTCTTTGCCATGAGGTTGAAATCTGTGTCTTGTCAGCGATGTGGTATGAACGCATACGACCATTGACCATACGCTCACGCTTTTCAATTCTAGTTGGCTTAAAAGATATTTCCTGACGGTTGTGGTCAGATAGGATCAGGAAGGTACCAGCCTCGTCAGGAGACGCTGCAATAATATCCCCATTAGAACCTAGTTCATAACCTACAGGGACGTAGAAACCGTCTTCAGTGAGCGTTCCAGGGGTATCTGAGAGCAGCATAGCCTGTGGTCTGCCCCACTTCTTTCTACCTGCCATATATGCTGAAGTAGTCATTATAGATTATTGCTCCTGATTCGCTGTGAGTCAATCTGTCTAATTTGTGCCATTACCGTTTGAGCAATTTCATTTGGATTTGCTCCTGTATTAGCGACGTTTACATTGACACTATAATTATACACTGAATCGCCTCCGTATGTACCACTGTTTATTGACTTTAGGTTGTCTACCCCAAAGTTCTTAACTGCTGGCTGGCTGACAACAAACTCTCCTGGGGTAAGCATTGCTGGTACAGTGTCTGTTCCAACAGCATATCCACCATTTACAAATCGCTTAGGCATAACCATTCCACCCTTTGCAAACTTAGAAACATAGTATGCGTTTGCTGGTCTTGAAGGCTGGGTTGTCCAATCAGTTCCTAGGAATGGCTCTAGGTTTTTGCCATAGCCAGACTGCATGAGGAACGATCTAGCCTGAGATACAAGGGTATACTTATCAAATATATCTTTTTCGGCTTTTGTGTAGGCTTCGAATGGAGCCTTAAGTGTTTCGTAAATGTTTACGCCATTAGAGTTTTTGTAGTTGTACTTTGACTTTACGTCAGCAAGAGTAGATTCTGTTGAAATACCAAACTTCTTTTTTGCACTAAGCAGTGCAGTGTTTGCAGAAGTTATGGCTGCCTTTAGAGTTGTCAACTCACTATTTCTGCCTTGCACCACTGCAATAGCATCTTGAACTTCGGTTGGCAACTTTGTCAAAGTGTTAGATTCTACCTGGTTAATAAGGCTTTGTCCCTTTGCAGATTCCACAACGTTGTTCATTCCACCTGTAAAGTAGAAATAGTCTTTGGCACCCTTGCTAAAGTCTGTTCCTCTAAATGCAGCACCCCATTGAGCAGCATTCTCTCTAGATCCCTTTAGTGCCATTAGATCTCTAGAGAATTGTTGCATGTTAATCTTAGGATTTTTTCTAGCATCATCTTCTGTGAGTACGTCGCCGTACTTGTCCCTAAAGGTTTGGTATTCTGTTAGGAACTTATCTTTTGCAAGTCTTTGAGAATTTCCCAAATTGGTTTGAGAAACTGTAGACAGAACTCTTGACTGGTCCGCAGTTGCCCCGAAAGTTTGTTTTAGTGGTACTGAAGAGTTTCCGCTTGAGCCTGCATACTTGGTAAAACTATTTCCTCCACCAACAGTTGTGGTTTCTGTTTTTTGATCACCCTTAGTTGTATCTGGTTTTCCTGTGTCGGTACCACTACTGCTACCATTACCACTACCGCCACCAGAAGTAGAAAACTTTTGAATGACTGGCTGAACAATTGGCTTGCTTGCCTCCGCATTCTTTTTAATTTGTTCCGCTGTTTGTGCCACAAGGGTATTAAGAATCTCTCTTTGTTTTGCAAGAATAACTTCGTTCTGTACAATTTCGTCTTTTCTAATTTCAAGAACTTGTAGGTTGATGTCGTACATCTTTTGCTCAAGATCTACTCTTGTTAGTTTTTGACCATTGATTTCTACTGTTAGTGCATCTACAGATCTCTTCTTTGCATCTTCCAAAGCCTTAACCTGTGCATCTGCTGCAGCCTGTGCCTGCTGTGCTCTTAGTTGCTGTGCAGCCTTTGCAGCAGCACCAATGTCACCACGAGATAGGGCATCAGCGATGTCTAGTTCGCCTTGCTTCTGTCTTGCAATTTCATCATTAACAGACTTAACTTCTTGAAGTGCTTGAATCTGCTTATCGTAAGACTCATTAATCTTCTCTGCCTTTTTAGAAATGATGTCAAGTCCATTTTGATAAACATTGTTCTCAGCCTCAAGGGTATCAATCTTTATTTGTGCATCATCAATCTCGTTCTGCACCCCACCCTTTGAAAGTCTGTCTGCTGCTAGAGATGCCAACTTTGACTTAGTTAAGATGTCAATTGCTTTCTTCTGGTCTTTCAGGCTACCGACTAATTTGACTCCAGCCAAGGCAACAACCATGTCAGAGTCAGCAAGCATTTCTGATGCTATTGCTGAGTTTTTGTTTCCAAGTGCCAAAGCCTTGGTTGCGTCTACTCTGTCGTAAATGGACTTTGTAGATTGCATTCCTGCTTCGTTTGCCTTTGCAATTCTTGAAATTGCTGCAGTAGCATTTAGCCCCTTTAGGAATTCTGTGATCTTGCCATTCTTGTCAAAGAAACGCTTCATCTCTTTTTCTGCTTCTTCTTTTGGCATTCCAAGAATGTTGTCAATGATGTCTTGGTTAATTCCAGCAGCATATAGGTTGTTTGCCATACCAGCAAATTTGTTCTTAAAGTCTGAGCCCTTCTTGGCAAATGCTTCCAAAGCCTTTTGAGATGCAGCATATCCTACTGTCAACTTTTGAGAACCATCTGTAAGGTCTCGAATTCCCTTTACGTAGTCATCTAGCCAAGATGCTGATGGACCACTGCCACCGCCAGTAGGAGTCTCGTTAGGGTTTTTTGCAAAAGCGTTTGAGCCAATTCTGGTATTAGTTGCTCTTTGTGCAAGGAACTCAGTCCACTTCATCCATCCGTATGAGTCATTCTGGTATGCAGAACCCTCTGCTGCTAGCCATGACTTAAATCCTGGGTCGTCAATCTTTGCTGATCCAGCATACATGGCAACTGTCTGTAGATATAGTTGCTGACCTTCTTTTGTATCAATGCTGTTAAAGTACTCCATGTCATCTCTAAGAACATCCATCTCTTTTTTGTCTAGGATTTTTGCCTTTGAAACAATGTCTACAGAAAGTTTCTTACCACCAAGATCTTTAATCTCTTGAATGTCTTGCATGATCTCGGCTTCAAGGGCTGGGTCTTTAGAAACAAAGTCAACAAGAATAGATGCATTGACAACACCCATGCCAGACTTTCCCAGTTCTGAGTATAGTGTCATCAACTTGTTGGCTTGCTCTCCGTCTGTAACCGAAGACATTCTCATAATAAAGTCTTTTTGAATCTGGGTTGCTGCCTTGCCGTTTTGGTCAACAAATAGTCCAGAGATTGCCATAACTTGACCTAGGTTTGAGCCACCAAGGTTTGCGTTGATGTTTAGTATCTTAGAGATTGCTGCTTCGTCAGTACCCATGATATCTGTAATTGCAAGCATCTGTAGTGGGTCTACGTTTGTGTTGAGAAGCATCTTAAGTGTGTACTGTTGCTCTTTATTCTGTACCCCACCAAGTTTGTCCTTGGCAACTCTGGCGATCTCCTCCATTGGAGTATCTTTGTACTTCTTGTCAATAGCCTTATCTACACCAGACATTAGTTCTGTTTGATATTGAGAATTCTTGAATGAGTCAGAAATTGTTTGTTGGGTCAGGGCGTTTTGTTCTAGCAGACCCTGTCTTTCGGCAATCAATTGGTTCTGAAGTTCGTCTGCCTTTGCAGTGTCTCCAGCAGCCTTAGCAGCCTGAATACGCTTTTCGTAGTCTAGTTCTAGTGAGTCTAGCATTTGCTTTTGCTGTTCCATGGCATTTGCCTGAATGGCAACAGTTGCCCCTGCTAGGTAGCCTAGACGTTCTGCGTGTTCTTGAGCACCTAGCAAACCACCAGCAATACCACCAACAACAGTTCCAGCGACTGCACCAACTGCTGCACCAATTGGACCAGCAATCATGGTGCCAACCATTGCTCCGCCGAGGGCACCTGCACCAGCACCTGCAGCAATACCTCCACCTGTCTGAAGCATTTCTTTTCCTGTGAAGCCACCCATCATGTTTAGGTTTCCTGCAGAACTTCCAATCTGACCTCTGGTTTCTTGCATCATCTTGACTCTAATAGCCAACCCATCCTTAAGAACGTTTTCTCCATTTGGACCTGTGAGTTGTGCAATTTCTCCAGCAACTCTAATTCCTAGTTCTTCGTCACCAAGTTCTCTACCAAGGTTAACTGCAATGCTTCTAGCCTGTGCTGCACCTAGTGCTCCAGACATAACAGCAGAAACCAATTGGTTCTTCATGTTAGAGCCAATGCCAGCCTTGCCAGATACCTTGCCTTGGTCTCCAATAGCCTTAGCCATTGTCTTGCCAGCCTCTGATTCTAGGAAAGACTCTCCAAAGGTTGTCTTACCAGTTACCACCTGATATGGGTTTACAGCCTGAGTCCTGCGTCTATCCAAAACTTCTGATGCAGTTACGTTGCCAGCAAACTCTGCCAAGCCCTTCATAGCCTTTGTACCGCTTCCTAGAGCGTCTCCAAATGCAAGAGCCTTGTCGATGCCTTTGTCTATTGAGGCATTGTATTGCATGAATCCATAAGCGATTGCTCCGATTGCAGCAACTAAACCAACAATAGCAGCACTAACTGGACCCTGAATCATCATTGATAGCATTGATAGTCCACCAATGACTGGGGTAATGCTCTGTGCCATTTCTCCAATTGCACCAGGGATCATTGTCATAGAACCAGCAACCATTGATGCTGTCATGCCAATGCCTGCCATTCTTCCAGCACCACCCTTGATGAAGTTACCGAATCTTTCACGACGACTTAGTTTTTGTTCTTTCTTGTTTGCTACGTCTTCTGCATTAAGCACAACACCACGCTCATTGGCAAGTGCAAGTCTTTCCTTCAGAGCCTGAGACTCAGCACCATTATTCTTAATGTCGGTAGCAATCTCTGCTTCCTTTGCTTGCATTAGTGCAATGCTGCTTACAAGTTCTGCTTCTTCTGCTGCGGTCAGGGTGACTTTTCTATTAAGAACCCCACGTCGCTGCCCGAGTTCGGCATACTCTGCATCGGTTGCCACAAGCAACTCTTGAGCAATAGCAGTTCTTTCTGCAGCCATCTGCTTCTCTAGTGCAGCCTGCTGCTTTCTTCTTGCAAAGAATCCTGATGCTCTTTCTCCAACGCCTGCTGTCTTGCTACGCTTCTTTTCTGCAGTGGCTGCTGCTTCGGCAACTCTCTCTTCACCATTCTCAAGTTCAAGAACGTATCCATCAACAGTGTCTTTCGCTACCTTGCGTGTTCTCTTGGATGGAGACTTGGTCTGTGCTTGTGTTGCTGCTTCGTCTGCAAACGCATCTGCTTGTACTTCGGCAACGCTATCCATTTTAATCTTTTTGTTTTTGGCTCTTGGTCGCTTGTTTTGAAGACTTATTGGTGTACCATCTGGAGCATAGGCAAACTTGCCATCTGAAGATACATCAAGTCCTGCTGCCCTAGCCTGTTTCTCAGAAAGGTTGACCCTAATCTCATGGATGGTTCCTTGAAGTTCTGTAAATGCCTTTGAGATTGTTGGAATTTGTGGTGCAAGTTTAGAACGCACCTGAGACTCAATAGCCTTAAACTGTTCGCTAGTAATGGTAGTTGATCCTGTTAGACGCTTGTGCTCTTCTATACCGCTCAAGATTGCATTGTCATACAATGCTAGTTCATCCGCTACGTCCGACATTTTCAAGCCAGCAAGTTTTACGCTCTTAGCCCACTTGTCTGTACCACGTGCTTTAAAGTCTTCTGCAAATTCATCTGTTGAAACAGCACCTCCAAATCTCATGCCCTTGTTTAGAGATGTCTTTTGATCAAATCCTAAACCAGATGCTACCCTGACTGATGCGTTTGGCATATACTTTGCCAATAGTTCAAGTTGCTTTTTCTCAGCAGGCGTAACTCCATTATTAGGATTGTTTCCCATTTGATCTAGAACTGATTGAGCACTAGTTTGTCTAGAGTCACTTACGTGTGCCCACTCTGTATTGCCCTGACGTTTAGCCCTTTCGTTATAAAGTTGTCTGAGGTTGGTCTTCTGATCTTCGTTTTGAGACATGAAACTCTTCATGGTTCTTTCTGTTGTAGTCTTTGCTGTGTCTACATATTTTTGAAGTTGTTCAAGAAGCATCTTTTGTGTGTCGCCAGTTGTCTTAAGAATGTCTGCTAGTTCTTGTTCTAACTCTACCTTAAATATTTCTGCATTTTTTCCCTTAAACTTAGCCATGGCAGAACTTACTAGTCCTGTTGAGTCAAAGCCTTCGCTGTAGCCTGGGATATTGTTTGCAATTAGTCCTCTTACCATATCGGGATTGCTTGCTACTGACTTAGCAGGTATTACCGCTTCACCACGAGATAGGAAGGTTGGAACTGAGTCTGAAGTTCCTGTTCCAGGTCCAGAAACAATACCGCCCTTTGCCATCTTTGGCATTGACATGGCAGTCTTCATTTCCTTGAATACTTGGTCCTTGGTTGCCTGGGTTGCACCAGATGCAATTAGTTCTTGATATCTCTTGGTGTCGTTATTTGAAATTGCAAGTCTTGTCTCAGTACCCGATGGTGATCCTGGGTCTCTAGGAACTGCTACCTTGCGAAGAGCAATTCCGAATTCTGCTGCTGCTGCGTCAAATACTCCTGCAGACATTCTGTCTTGACCAAGAAGTAGAGTGACATCCTTGATGCCCTGTAGAGATAGAGACTCCATCAGCGTGAATGGGTTTTTGGTAATCTCTGGAGTTACTCCAATAGACTCTCTAATGAGTTTCTTCTTTAGTTCGTCAGTGAGAAGTGATCTCTTCGACTTGCCCTGGGCAGTTGAGAATTGCTTGAAGGTGGCACCTGACTGGGTAGCCATGCCCATACCCATTCTTGCAATCATCTCGTGAGCAACAGTGAATGGCTGGTGAGCACCGAATGCAACAACTGCAGACTTACCAGCAACTCCACCCTTAGAGAATCCTCTGATGTTTCCAGAGATTAGTCCCTTAACTAGATCAGGGTTTTCCGCAACTGACTTTGCTGGAATGACTGCTTCGCCATCTGATAGCATGGCAGGAATTGAATCAGATGTTCCTGTGCCAGCACCAGATACATAGCCACCGCTTGCAAACTTCTTTGGAGTTCCACCAGTAGATTTTGGAATAAGGTTTGCATTGGTATATTGTGACTGTGCAGTAATGTTTCTTCCGTAAGCCTGTGTAAGTTTGTCTACTGATGCTGCTTCTGAAGTAAATCTTTGTTCTAGTGTTTGGTGAACCTGCTCAAGAGATGCAGCAACGGCTGATGCTCTAATCTGCTCTGATGTCATGTATGATGTTGACTCACCCAAAGCGTTGGTGTCTTGTGAAGTTCTGTTAATGAATGACTTGATAGATGTAAACATCTTGATAAGGTTTGCAATACCGTTGGCAACAAGACCAACTGTCATTAGAAGTGCTGGACCAACACCAGCAAGAATTGCTGTAGTCGTAATCCAGAAACTCTTTGCACCCTCAGACATCTTGTTGAAGCCATCTAGGAACTTGCCTACGAAATCAATAACAGGAGTAATAGCCTTTAGGAATGCTTCTCCAATTGGAACAAGTTTTGCCTTGATGTCTTCAATT